AGATGAAGTGCAACAAGCCCAAGCGCCAGATTTCTGGCGGGAATAAGTAAGATGTGAAGGCGTGTAGGGAAGGAAAAGAAAAAAACATTCCCTACGGGGATGCCAAGATGTCAATCAAGAAGTCGGATCCCAAACGTCGTAAGTCTTTCCGTGCGCGTCATGGGTGTGATACGAAGAAGCTAGACAAGTTAACGGCCCGTTACTGGTCGTGTAAAATGTGGTAGGGCTATGAGGATCAACTCTCAGGATGTTTTCGCAACGATAATCACTTTGCTTTTAGGCTGGGGTGCTTTTCAGTTATACGGCATGAACGCCAACATGGCTGTCGTCAGCTATAAGGTTGATGAAAACTACAATATGATAAAGCCAATGTGGCAAGACTTTCTAGTACGGAGTGCAAAGCATCATGAGTATAAGTCGGATGTCTATGGCCCAACAAATATCCAAGCCTCCACAGGAGCGGACTAATGGCAGAAAAAAAGACAAAGAAAGACGCTTGCTACCACAAAGTAAAAAGTCGGTACAAGGTGTGGCCCAGCGCCTACGCTTCGGGAGCCCTTTCAAAGTGCCGAAAGGTGGGCGCAAAAAACTGGGGAAAATCTACTAACAAAAAGGCTGAAGGCGGTCTTATTGCTGCGGTGGACAACCCCAAACGTGTAGCGCGTAATCGTTACAAAGACGGCGGGATGATCGCCTCTGGTTGTGGTTGCGTTGAAGAAAATAGACGTAAGAGTACGAGGACGTATTAGTGGCGAAGAAAAAGAACTCATTGCGTGAATGGTTCTCCCAGAATGACGGGAAGGGTTGGGTCGATTGTAAGACTGGCAAGACCTGTGGTCGTCAAAAGGGGGAGAAGCGTAAGGGTTATCCAGCTTGTCGCCCTACTATGGCGCAGTGTACGTCAGCGTCGAAGAAAAAGAAAAGCTCTAAGCGGATTAATTGGAAAGCCAATGGCGGCTTGGTAAGAGTGTTTTGAGAACCTAAAGGAGTATGTTATGAAGGATCTAAGTGGCGACGGCAAAGTGACCAAGAAGGATGTCTTGATAGGTCGCGGTGTTATTGAGAAGAAAAATGGCGGGATGCTCAACGGCTATATGGGCGGCGGCATGATCAAAAAAGGTTACAAGTACGGCGGCAAAGTCAAAGGTTACAATGCTGGAGGCTGCGTCATGGCTGGCCGTGGTGGGTCGTTTAAAGGAAGCAGCTGATGGCAACTTCAGGTTCAAGAGATTTTAACCTCGATGTAGGGGAGGTTATTGAAGAAGCGTATGAGCGGTGTGGATTAGAGGTCCGCACGGGCTACGATGCTCGCACGGCTCGCAGATCTTTGAACCTGATGTTTGCAGACTGGGCAAACCGTGGGTTAAACTTGTGGACGGTCAAGCAAGGCACGATCACCCTTACCCAAGGTCAAGCACAGGAGACGTTGACGGATGATGTGGTTGATCTTCTTGATGTGGTGGTTCGTCGAAATGGCACAGACTTTGAGGTTGAGCGCATTAGCCGTGGCGAGTATGCAACTCTTCCAAACAAAACGACTCAAGGCCGTACCAGCCAGTATTGGTTGAATAGGCAGATTGATCCTGTAATTAATCTTTGGGCTGTACCGGAGAACTCAACGGATCAGTTGATTTACTATTATGTGCGTCGGATTCAGGATGCAGATGCTTTGGTGAATACTACTGACATGCCCTTTCGGTTCTTTCCCTGCATGGTGGCGGGATTAGCCTATTATATGGCTATGAAACGTGCACCGGAGCGTTTGCAGTTGTTGAAAACGGTATATGAAGAAGAGTTTCAACGCGCAGCGGACGAGGACCAAGGTCGGACTCCTTTGAAGTTGCAGCCTAGTCTGAGTTATTTGAGGGTATAATGTCATACGCGAGCGGAAAACATGCTTGGGGTATATCTGATCGGTCAGGTCGCCGTTACCGTCTTCGTGAAATGAAGGTGGAGTGGACGGGGTCTAAAGTTGGCCCAGACGAGTTCGAGCCCAAACATCCGCAGTTGTACCCGCCGAAAGCATATCCAGATCCGCAAGCATTAAGGAATCCTCGCCCAGAGACGCAGCTTGCCGAGCAACGTGCGGTGCAGTGGGGTTGGAACCCTGTGGGATTTGCATATATTCCAGGGCTTAGTCCTTCTAATAACTTGACTGCCCAAGGCTCAGTCGGAACAGTAACGGTGGTGACAACATGAGTTTTACATACGCGCAGCTAAAGCAGGCTATTCAAGATTATACAGAGAACGACGAGACGTCCTTCGTCACGAACTTGCCTTTGTTTATTAGGCAGGCGGAAGAGCGGATCTTGAAGAACGTACAGCTTAGTTTGTTTCGTAAGAATGCGACCGCGTCTACAACTGCCTCTAACCCGTATCTAGCGGTTCCCTCAGATTATCTGGCTCCGTTTTCATTGAGCTTACGAGGTCCGGATGGGGACAGGTTTTTTATAGAGTTTAAAGATCCGAGTTTTGTGCAGACATATACCCCAGACACGACTACGACAGGGGAACCGAGATATTATTGTGTGTTTGATATAGACAATTTTTTGTTGGGACCGACGCCAAACTCTGCCTATACAGCAGAGTTACATTACTTTTATCGACCCGCAAGTTTGACTGCGGGTGCGGAAGGAGCAACGACTTGGCTCAGTATAAACGCTGAGATGGCGGTGTTGTACGGATCTTTGATCGAGGCTTACATTTATATGAAAGGAGAGCAGGACATAATGTCGTTGTACAACTCTCGTTTCAACGAGTCCTTGGTGGGAGTTAAACAGCTTGGTGAGGCCAAAGAAACCACGGATGAGTACCGTACAGGTAAAGTCTTACGGGAGAAAACGTGATGTTTGAGTTTAAGGTAGATATCAACAAGGACGCTCCTGTCATCGGGGTAAAGACCACCGACAACCGGGGATTTACCCCTGACGAATTGGCAAATCAGTGTGTTGATAAGATTATTTCGGTTTCCGATACTGCCCATCCAGGGATACGAGATCAGGCTCGTGCTTTTTCAAAGCACATCGAAACGCTTGTTGCATATTATATGCGGCAGGCTATTCGCAGTGACCGCACAACTGTGTATAATGCGCTTAATGATGCGGGATATCCCGACTTAGCCGAACTTATAAGGAGACTATAGAATGGCTTTTACTGGAAACTTTATGTGTACGTCCTTCAAGAAAGAGCTTCTTGAAGGAGTACATAACTTTAAGAACAGCGGCGGGAACACTTTCAAGCTGGCTTTATACACAAACAGTGCTTCTTTTACGGCGGCAACTACAGCCTATACCGCTTCAAATGAAGTAGGAAACTCTGGAGATTACACCGCAGGAGGGGGTTCTTTAACTCGTGTTGATCCGTCTTCATCAGGAACTACGGCATTTACGGACTTTGGGGATCTTACGTTTGGTTCTGCGACTATAACAGCGCGGGGTGCTTTGGTGTATAATGATACTGCGGCTGGAGATCCTAGTGTTGTGGTGTTAGATTTTGGTTCTGACAAATCGGTTACTTCTGGGGACTTTCAAATTGTATTTCCTTCAGCAGATGCAAATAACGCGTTAATTCGGATTGCTTAATGGTTCTTACTCTCGCAAATAGGGTTAAGGTAGCCACCTCAACAACAGGGACAGGCACTATTACGTTAGGCAGTGCCGAAACGGGCTATCAAACTTTTGCGAGTGGAGGGGTTGCTGACGGGGATACTGTAAGATTTACCATAGAGGACGGAGACGCTTGGGAGGTATCGACGGGAGTTTACACCTCTTCTGGCACGACGTTGACCAGAGTCCTGACCCAAAGCTCCACAGGATCTTTGCTGAACTTGTCTGGTTCCGCTATTGTGTTTATTACCGCCGCAGCGGAAGATTTAGTGGTGCAAGACACTTCGGGCGATATTCATATTGGCTCTGAGGACTATGTATTTTTTGACGGAGCAGATCCGACAGAGTTTGTTAAAATAACAGGTCAAGTTTTAGGCGGCAGTCGGCTGTTCAAAATAGAGTCAGAGGATAACCTCATCTTCACGGCGATTGATCGAGTCGGACTAACCTTGAATGGTGATCGTGTTATTTTTGAGGGCGCAACAGATGATGACTATGAAACTTCTCTTTTTGTAACTGATCCAACGGCAGATAGAACGGTTACAATACCAGATCAAGATGGCAAAGTAATGCTTTGGCAACAAGCGTGGCCTGACGATCCTAACACAGCTTCAACTGTCGTTGGCTCCAACGCTGGTGGGTCAACCATGACGGGTGGTTATAATTCTGCTTTTGGATTTGATGCACTTCCAGCAGTAACTTCTGGTGCCTTTAACACAGCGATTGGACGGAAAGCCGCATACGCTAATACGACGGGCGGCTCAAATGTTGCTGTCGGTTCACAAGCACTTTTAAGCAACACAACAGACAGCTATAACGTGGCGGTGGGTTCAAACTCTGGTGGAGGCGATTTTCTAACTGGCGGTACTTACGTTGGTCAGGAAGCTGGCAACTTAGTGTCATCAAGCAAAGACTATCAAACGGCGATAGGTTATTTGTCTATGAATGACAACAGCGGGGATTACAGCACGGCTGTTGGCGGCCAGTCAATGACTGACGGCAGCCACTATGCGTCCGTGGCGGTTGGTTATGATGCACTTGGTCGTTTCTCGACAAGCAGTCCAAACTACAATGTTGCAATTGGAGCCGAAGCTGGGGATGATCTGTTTAGCGGCGACTACAACACTTTAGTTGGCTACAATTCTGACGTATTGCTTTCGTCTAGCTTTGGCGGCGTTGCAGTTGGTGCGTTTTCTAAGGTCGCGAGTTTTGGAGTAACCCTTGGATACTCTGCGGGATCGACAGGTACGTCGGGAGATTTGGGCAATGTTTGTATCGGTTACGAAGCCGGAAAAGATATAGACGGCGGCGACTACAATGTATTTGTGGGTTATGAATCAGGAGAGAATGGTGGGTCAGGCTCTACCAACGCTGGGGTTGGTAACAAATCACTATTCACGTTGTCGAGCGGTATTAACAATAGCGCG